CCGTCCGCAACTGGTTCTCACTGTTGGCGCTTACCACCACAGTCGATCCAATCCGAGTTGTCAGCATCCACAGGATTAGCCAGCTCACCAGCGCAGACTTACCGATACCCCGACCAGACGACACGGCTAACCGTAGCGCGTCCATCACATCAGCCCCGTCATTCTCCCGCAGATGCTTACCGATGTCCCGCAGCACCTGCCGTTGCCATTTACGCGGTCCTTCAAACTTCTCTAGTGGCGTATTTTTCTGCCCCCACGGAAACGCAAAAAGTACGAACGCCTCAGGGTCATTCTTGACCACAGGTGACCACAACTGCGTCATCAGCAGCGATTCATCATCCGGCGAATAGATCGGTTTCTGCATCACTCAATATCCTCATGGTCAATTACTCTACCAGGCAGTCTAGCATTAGCCATCTCTAGAACCGCGTTGAGGTTTATCGATTGATGTGTCTCGACAACCGTATGGTTGCCGTATTCCCTGCGATTATCCGCTGCCATGATCCATCGCAGATTATCACAGAACAATTTATCACGGGCTACGTCATTTAACCCATCTTCACCCGAAGCTCGGCGCAACAATAAATCCGACCAAACATCGGCTCTTAATTCTTTTGCATTTTTATACGCCGCTTCTCTACCTGGATCTTTTTTAATCCATCGACGGAATCCACTTTGCTGAATATCAGCCGGATATTCCTTAAGCGCGGTTGATAAATGATATCCGTCGGCGATCATATCCATCAGCCGAGGGAACGCGATCTCATATTGCTTCTCAGCCATTTCTCGCCGATCTGTTGTAGTCAGCGGTTGGATCGATGGATTGAGCCAGTCAGGTATCTCGATTGAATTTGTCATTGCCAGCATGATAGCGCCATTCATTGAACGTGCTTCTATGTATCACATCGGCAAGTAAGATGCAAGTGGGGTAGGGAAGTAGGTGATTCACATTGTCAGGTTACTTTCAAAAAATAAAAAAATTTCGTGGGGTACCGCCCTACCACTTTCCCATTTCCCTCGGACCCACCCCACCCCCTAATCAGGAATCCGGATTTTCCCTGACTCGCTGACTCGCTGTCACAATGTCGCAACTGATTAGCCTGGGTGTCATGTTGTCATAGTGCACATTATTCACAATGTAACAAGGTCCAAGGCCATTCCCCTTGCACAATGTCAACGTGAAACGCGGTCCGGTTGATCCCTTGCACAATGTAAAAGCGAGAAAGGGGAAAACCTGACAATGTGAACAATGTGAGTCAATTGTGCTCACGATGTTATCAACTGCGACAACGTGACTATGCGGGGGAGGCGTTTTGAAAATCTCTCTTTTCTGCGATATTTCTGAAAACGTACCCCTGCTTCTCCAGTCAATTTGTCACAGTTGATCATCACGCACAGTCTGACAATGTGATACACTGACAAGGTGAAAAGGGTAAAACCCATCGTATTGCACCCTGAAAACTTTTTTACTTTGTGATGCAAAAAACCTTTGACAATGTGAAAATGATGGTTTACAATGTCTCATCGGTTCAGGAAATGAACCTTTCACAATGTAAACGTAACCGGAGAATGTAACCATGAATCCGCTAACAACCAAAGCCCGCGAAAACCTAACCCGTGAGAACCTCATCATTAGCTGTTGCTGTGGTGTGGTGTTCTCTGCTCTAACCCTCGCCTTTTTTCTGTAATCGTTAGGAGTAATGTAATCATGATCGCAATCCACACTAAATACTTGAGCCCTACCAATGCACGCGGTGCACGCATCAAAGCCTATACCGCCTCATGGTGTGATCGCAAAGGGTTTGAGGCTACTATCAGCTATCCGCATGAGGAAAGCGGCCACATGTGCCATTTCCGCGCCGTTGAGGAATTAGTCCGCAAGAATGGCCTTGATTGGGACTTGTCCAATATGCGCTGGGGTGACAGCGCAGACGGGCGCGGCTATTCGTTCTGTTTTGATTGCTCAAAAGTGGAGGCTTAATCATGACAAATTTCGTACAAATTCAGTCAGGTAACTTCCGCGCACTAGTGCGCCCTAAAAATCTTGCCAAAGTAGAGGTTAAACTCGCCAAGGTTAAACCTCCAGTGATGAATTACGGCAAAATTACGCAAATGGATCGCGCCCGAATTTTCCCGAAATACGAACCAGGCATGAGTACGGCCGAATATGTGCGCCTATTCGAGGAGGCCAACGGGAAAACCGGACTTGATTATGTGCTTAACCATAACCCAGCGGCCCAGTATGATCCATCGGTGCCCTTGTGCGTGGAGGATGCTAATCCCGATTATGTACCCGGGGTTGATGATGCACCAGTAAAAGTAAAAACACCTCGGCGTGATGCAAAAGCGGAACGGATTACCGCATTAGAATCCGCATTAAAATGGGTGACAGCGTGTTTAATTAATCCTCACGGTTCAATGGATACATGGGCCGCAATTGAAAACGCGCAAAAGGTGCTCAAATGACCCGTATAGACGAGCTTGCCTTGTCGCTGTCCCTGCTATCCGATGAGGATATGAGCAGGTTAGCCCTCACTTTGTGGATGCGCTACCCGCGTACCTGTAGAAGCATAATCAATGAAACGCAGCTCGCGGAGAATCTGCTAACCGCACCAACTGATCAGGGGGGTAACTAATCATGAAAGAAATTATCGCCTATATGTGCGCCGATGGTTCAATTCATGAAGACGAACACAAGGCAGTAGAACATGATGACGACCTATTAGGACAAGAACTAGACGGCCTTTTGCGCATGTTCCAACTCGATATAACACGGCATCAGGAATACAGGGCTTTGCTTTGTGTAATGAATAAGCGCGGGGAGCTACTGAAGTCGGTCAATTCTATAGCGCAGATCCTTAACCATCAGGACGGGGAAGAGTAACCATGATTGCCGCACTAGCTGCCCTTGCAGCGTTTCTACTTTCTATCATTCTTAAGGTGTAACCATGACCGAACAATCTAAAGCCGCTTTCATCCTATCGTACCAGGACCGACACAATATAACCGATGATAAACTGTGCGACCTGTTAGGTGTTACCCGATCCGCGTTATATGCGTGGAAAACGGGAGCGCGTGCCCCTAGTACGTCAGCACATCGCATTGTCACGTTATTATCGCTACTAGAGACGTTTGCGCCTGATATTCATAGCTACATGGCAGGTAAGTCCTGATCGTTGCACCATGACGCAAAAAAGCCCCTTAACGGGGCTTTTCTTTTACTCGTCTAATCCGTACACCTTGTGTTGAGTACCTTTTGGATTATTGGCGTAGATCTCATCCAGGCGTCTTTGCTTTGCTTCCATAACATCGCGACGCTGTCGGGCGAACTGCTTAGTTAACGCTGGATTGATAACCCACTCGGCTATATGCCGCGCTTCTAAGCTGCCGTCGTCAATCCGTAGTACCCAGCGTGCTCGTTCTAGGACCATCATAGAAGCTAAAATCATTTGATCCGCAACATAGGGTGATACCTTTTCAAGCTGACGTCTCGCACTACGTTTAATCTCTGACAACGTGATGTTGTTTTTATCGGCATAGTGCAGGATATGGTTGGAAATCCAGGTATCAAACGATGATATGCCACCCAGCTCAGCTAGGGCATAGCGTAGCGCAGGAACCGCGTAAGACTTAATCATTCGGATAACGCGCTCAACGGTATCAGCTGAGACGATACGATCAAACGGGTTTTCTAGGAGGTGGAATAAGAAAATAAATCGGCCTGTGGTCCCTTCAAGCTTACCAAGGGCCGTCATAAGATCGTCGGGCGTCTGTAGAAGATCGTCGTCATAGCGCATCTGACTCGCCCAGGCCTGGAAGTCGCGGAATAGCTCAAACCCTTCAGGGCTTAACTGATACGTTTGCTTTGGTAGGCCGTATATAGTACGAAGCGCCTGCTCCCACTGGGGGGCGCTGGTCATATACTCAGGGATCGGGTCGCCAATCTTACCTTTAGGTTGTTTGCGTAAGATAGCTGGGATAAACCGTTGCAGCAGGCCATCGGCAGTCAGGAAGGAAATATTCTCACGGAATACGCGAGGTTGGATATTGCCGTAAATCGAGACAGCGAAGTTATCAACCGATATAGTGCCAGCGCCTACGCGGTCCATCTCATAACGCCCGGCTTCATATGCTTCTACCCATGAGCTACGATCCTCACCTGATCGCGGGTCCGATAGCTTACGCACCCAACCATTCATCTCATCCAGGACGCACAATAAGCCACGGGGCCGGTCCGCTGCGTGGCGTACCAGTTTCTGACTAGTAATATCGGAAACCACAATCTTTAACGGTACAGGTTGCGGGGCCAGATCAGGTACGGCGGGAGCTTGCCCACCTAGTAAAGCATCGGGGGACTCGTTGAACTGAATGAAGGCTTTTTTAGCCGCTGCGTGCATGGCCTCTTTGCCTTCCCAGTCTTGGAAATCTTTCTTATACCGAGGCCGATCCTCCATCTCAATCAGGCTTAGGCTGGTAAACATCGGGCGCGAACCAGGCGTCTTACGCTCAGACGGTGAACCGATGGTCATAAGCCACAAGACCGGAGGCACCTGGAAACCCGGCATAAGCTCAAGTCGAGACTCGGCATCGGCTACACCACAGGCAGCAGCAAGCCCGGCGAATAGCGGAACAAGTGGATCACAGGCGACAATCGAGGCAATCTCCCGCGCCCTGGTCGCCAGCACTGTAGGCCATAAGTCTAAATCAGGGTTTGGGGGTGGAAAATTTAGCGTTTGTAGCAGCTCTTCTGGTCGCGTAGGATCTACTGACTTAAAGTATTCGGACGCGTCAATTTGTGGGCGTGTCCATCCGTGTTGTTTAGCGATATGGAACAGTGACCCCAGCTTAACCGAGTTGGCCTTGTCGGTCTTGAAGCTCTGCCATTGCGTGAAGATCTCACGCTCACCAGGGTATTTGGTCGGTGCCTCTTTGCTCCAGTCGTTCCAGATATATAGTGCCTGATCCAGCTGGCCTGTCTGACTGCCTGCCCAGTGCAGCGCCATACCACAAGTAACCCACTCATCGCGGGAGCACTCGGCTGGTATATGTTCTAGGGCTGCGGTAATCTCTTCCCATGATGCGTTAATCGCCTCACCGGATACCTTAATCGATCGCTCTTTGTCCAGATCCAGCAGCTCGTGCCATAGGTCCAGCAGAGCTTCGGGGATCATCGGTAAGCGTGACCAGTGGCCCGTGCCTGCCCAAGTATAGGGTTTACCTGTAGTCGGGTGGATACTAGGTGGCAGTACGTCTTGAACGGTTAAGCCGGTAGCACTTGCACAGCGCAGCTCATAAACGGTTTTACCCTCTAAAATGACCTTTTTCGTCACAGGAGCCATACCAAACGGCATCTGGTAAAGCAATTTGCCATGCCCTGCCCTACCACTATCAACTACGACAGCATCGGGAGCGTGGTAAAGCGTGTTAAGGTCTATACCCTTAGCGGCGAGTACGGAAGCGCATAGCTCCCACTCATCAATATCAAACGCCATCGTGCCAGAATAGGCATGAGCAAGCCCGATGCCATAGCCTACGGGTAGATCGGATTGCGACTTAAGTGCGTTTTCTTTGAGCTGCCAACCTGGTGATCGTGGACCTTTGGTATTCGGTGGGATCGGTACAAGTGACCAACCGTG